GTGTTTTACCTATACTAAAAAAACGCCCACCTTTGCTTAAATTACAGTTTTGGCACAATACCTGTAAATTCTGGTCATTATCAGTCCCACCCAGCCTACGCGGGATTATATGATCTACGTGTAACTTTCCGTTATCTTGTCCGCATTGTTGACAACAATATGAATCTCGCTTAAGTATCCTTTGCCTAATTTTCGCCCATTGACTTGAAGTTCCGTTATCGACAGCGCTAGACATTTAATGCCACCCCTTTTCTTTGAAGTGTTTATATGCTAGGCAATAGTCACCTGAATAGCGAGCCTTGATGTATCTGATACCCCAATCAATTTGAGTAAATCCATCTAAGCTTTTTAGCTTCTCATTACGAAGCTGTGGTATGCCATAATGTGAGCCGTTCTTAGCTTTACTATCGAACTTAGACTCCGCCATGTATAACGCGTAAGCGCATTGGTAATGCTTATCTTTAATGACTCGACTATGTAGATATAATTTAAATCTATCTTTAGATGATTGTGTATCAGCCCATGTAGGACTCGGTATAGCCACCGCTAAACACAGTACGCCCGTTAGTAAGGCTCGCCGCGAGCTAGCCCGTCGTCGGGCTCTCGTCGAGAGAGTGGATCGTACCGACCTAGTCAAATAGGTTGCAAGCATGAGCGTATTCTTGGGCGATTCCCACAAGTTGTGGATAACTTTCCGTAACTGTGGATAACTAATCATCGCACACATGTTCCTCGTTATAGCTGAACTCACAGTAGTAGCAGCCCATAACCGCATCGCATTTGCGACAGGTGTAACGGAACATAATCTCATCACAGCACATAGCTAGGTAAGTTCTATCGCTGATTTTGTAATACTGATTAGCAAACGGCATTACTTATCACCGCCCCAGCCAGTACCGCGAAAGATAACGGCTGGAGCTGAGAACACTCGAGCCATCGGGTAGCTGCAACATAATGGCGATAAATCGCTATTGCTTGGTATTGAGTGGCTCATCTCAAGCTCACCGCCGCATTGGTCGCACCTGTATAGGTAACTAGGCATTAGCACTACCCACTAAGCAAACTCCTAGAGTGCCGCAAATCGTACACTCAAGCGTCTTAACGCCTGGCGGAAGTAAGTCGGTGACTATGCGTTCGATCTGTAACGTTTCACGCTTACAACGCCTACACTCAAATTTCAATTTGTCCATAATTGCTCTCTCTTAAGTTAGACATTAAGTTTAAATTGTGTTGACTGACCCAGTATGAGCCGTCTTTGTCATGCTTAAACCGACTTGTTTTAGCTGCTCTAATTGGTATCCAGCCTTTGACCCAGTAATTAGGTGATTCGCCGCAAACCAATACGGCTAAGTCCTCGACTCTATCCCTTTCCCTAAGAATTAGATGTCCGTCTAGCCATTTTGTATGTTTAACTTCGATTCGATTACCGATGTCAGCTCTTATTTTGAACTTATCTAACTCAAGCTTAAAGTCTGTAATGCCGAAGTATCTAGCCGCTGCGATCTCAGCACCTAACGCCTCAGCTGTACGACGAATCGACTCATGGATATTGCCCCTAGCTGTCTGGTCATGGAAGTAGTAATTTTCCACGCCTTTAGACTCACAGATGAAAGCCGCCGCAGCCGCTTGAATTTCCTCGTCTTTAGTAAGGGTTATTTTTGTTATTCCCATGTCGCGCATGTCCTAACATTGTCTGGGCAAACCCAGCCTTTATAGGCTTTACCAGTCTTTCCGACTCCCTCTTTCCGAATCATTACGCCATGAGCGCAAGATCGACTTGTCAGTATTCCGCCAATTTCGGCGACAGCTTGCGTCATATCCCAGGGATCGTAAGAGCCATTAGGTAGCGCCTCTTTAGGTGCGGCTACGACTGGACGTTCGACTCGCTTCATTTCCTCAAACGATGGTCGATTCTGATTTTCGCTAAACTTGCTTAAGCCGCCAGTATGTAAAGCTCTACCGATTGCCGATGTCGATCCGTTCTCAAGTGGAAAGCGATTAGCGCTCGATCTAATTTCCTCGGCGAAATCTGTTGCAAAAGGTAATAAGTCTGTAATCTCTTTGTATATGTCAGTCTGGACAATGTAACGAGTGCCGTCCTGGAATATGATCTTTACGTCGATTCGACCATTGGGATATTTAACCCAGAATTTTTCGATCCTTTCGGCGACCGACTCATAACCCTCAAGTGGAATCGCCATTACAAGCTCCGAACGTAATCTGTCGCAGCTCTCATACCAGCTGCTCGACCTCGGTTAAACCCGTCTTTAACGCCTTGCTTATAGCCAATACTCCAGCCGACTAAACACCAGCCCGCACTACACGCGACGACTACCATCGCTAATTCCAATATAGTAAACATTTTAGCTCCCGATTCTGGGAACGACTTATTCGCTCCCTAGTTATAGGGTGAACTAAATGTCTGACAATTTCAAGCCTTACGCTTATTTAACGGCGTGTCGAATTGCTAATTATCAAGCTGTAAATTTCGTCAACCCGCTTTTCCAGCCGCGAAATTTGATCCTTTACGCTTGCACCAGAATTGGGCTTAAGCTCGCTTAAATAGTATTTGACTAGGTGTCGAATAACCGCTGTAAATGCCACTAAGAGCGTGACCATAGCCACGCCCATAGCAGCCCAGTCGTTAGCGTTCACTCGATTTCGCGCCGAAGCTAACGTCTTTAGGATTCGCGTAACGCATTAGCAGCGGTAGAACGCCAGCGAGAAACCCGTAAGCCAATTTCTTGGGATCGGTTTCACCTGTCATATAGACGGCAAGCGCTCCAGCGAGCGATGATCGTCCATAACTAGCAGCCATAGCCTTTAGCTCTTTCATTACTTTTCTCCTAACCCCAGAGCTTCGATTAGCTCTCGGACTTTTTTTGGGCTTACGTTGATTTCAAAGTGCATTTCGTCGGCACGATTCTTATAATCGCCGCCCCAGAATAAGCCGTACTTTTTAGCAAGTGCGCGAATCATTGGAACTTTCTCAGCTGGAAAGGTTCCGATCTTTCCTAAAATATGTTTCGTAGCGTTCAAGTCAACCGCCGTTCCCGACGCGTGACAGGAAAGACGATCAGTCGAATTTCTAACCATGCGAAATGCGTATCCCCAGTCGTCGAGCTGTCCACCATCTAGCGGTTCGATTAGCTCGTTAAATTCTTTACAGAATCCGACGATTAAAGGTGCAACAGCTTCGGCGCAACGAATCTTTAACTGAGTCCCTGGTATTGCGTAGGACTTAATTCCGATTTCGGCTTGATCCTTTGAAGCTGTCCAGCCGTTATAGCTTGTTAAAGTCATTTAAAGTCCAAGTGCTACTTTTAGATCGTCAATCGATAAACCGACTGACGCTAACTTATCGTCGATAGTTTGTTCTGGCGCGACCATAGTTCCATTGTGAGCTAACACAATGCTTTCCGCTATAACTTGATCCGATTCTTTTATGTCAAGATAAAAGTCATTGTTACCATCAATACTGGGGACAGAATCAACTTTAATTCCAGCAGCTTCTAATTCAGCCACTAATTCGACGCCGTTTAGATTTTTTGGTTTATTAAATTTAATCATAATTATGCTCCTAAATAAGTAATAGAAAACCAAGAAGGCGGCGTGGTTACAAACGTTCCACCAGCTAAAACTGCTAAAGCACCACCAGAACTTTGTTGAGCATAAAGCTCATAATAATCAGCGACAGCTGCATTGACTAACCAAGTTTGGTTTAAAACATAACTGCCAGTAATAGTTATATTTGCGCCATAACCCGATACGTTGATATTATTTTGAGTACCATTTTTACGAATTGAATTTACTCGGTTACCCGTAGCATTTGCGCCCCAAGTAGTTTGCGCGCTTAATAAATAATAACCAGCCTTGCCAGCTGGAATTGTAAATCTTGACGTGTTAGTTGCTGTGCTGTGATAGCCGCCTGAGTCAAACTGCTCAGTATTCCAAGTTAAAGCTGTATCAGTACCATTAGCAATAGAGAAATCTGTTGTATTTGTCACTTGACAGCCATAAAAAGTTTGACCTGTGGCTATAGTTGCCCACTCGGGAGCTGTTGCGCCGCTGTTAACTTGTAGCACTTGACCAGCTGTACCTATGCCTAATCGAGCTGGAACTGTTGCGTTACGGTAAATAATGTCGCCCGCTGTTGTAACTACGCTCTTAGCGATTGCTGCGTCCGCTAGATCATAAGCTGATTTAGTAGCTGTTGGAGTTGAGGCTAGAACGCTTGATGTCGTTGATGTAGAGTCGCTGAGCTGTACCGCGCCGACCACGCTTGTCGTAGCTGCGTTGATTCCAATAGTTACAGCGCCAGAACTACCGCCACCTGTTAAGGGACTTGTCGCCGTAATTCCTGTAATGTCGCCTTGGTCGTTAGGTATCCACGCAAAATCTAAATCTGTCGCACTTGCCTTAGACAGAATATAACCATTAGCGCCGCCTAATAGATCAACGAAATCGGTATCGACCGCCTGACCAAATACCTCGAAATCAGCTGGTAAGTCGGTAACTAAGTCGGTGCTGGTAGGCATTTGCCAGCCGAAATTACTCGTTGGATTAGTCATGTTTTCTCCTTATGCTACGACTAACGCGGTTTCCCACGTCAGTACCCCAGATATAGTATTCCACGATTCCGCGATAGAAACGTCTAGCCACTTCATAGCTTGAAGTGAATAACTTATCGGCGAAAGATTTAGAGTTATAGCGATTTCGTTATAGGCAGCCTTAAACGTCCAGCCCTCGACGAAACCTAGAAACGTTCCCGAAGCCATGTTGGGCGGTAAGTTGCTAATTCGCAGCGGTAAGCCCATAAATACGTTAATAAGCGAATCGCGATCTGGATCGTCTAGCTCTGGATTTGTAAGCTGGTAAGTGATTGACTGAAAGTTCGCTTGAGGTGTAGCTCTTAGGGTTAGGTAAAAATCGGCTTGATCTTGCGCGTCCACCGCGTGTTTGACTGTTGTAGTTATGACCTGAGCTAAACGTCCGTAAATGTCGATTGAGTTAATGTCCTCGGCGCTTACTTCATTGTTCGAATTAGTGTTGTATTTTAGGGTTATGTCGTTTCGGACATCGCCCGCTCGAGTCTGAATCTTAAGCCCGTTAAATAGCGCCTGATTAGCTGTAACGTCCGTATAGCCGTTAGTTGCTAATTCGATCGAGCGGTGAGTCGAATCGGCATAGCTGATAAGCCCAGTCGCCGATTCGTATATATAACCCAAACCGCTCGTTGCGAGCGCTGAAACCAGCGAATAAATATCTGTGCGATCCGATGATCGTTGCGCTAACTCATAATTTCCTGGTCGATCTATTTCGCCTAATCCTACGTTTTGAGCGTTCGCCCATGTTTCGGCGGGATCGTAGTTTTGCCATTGAAGCGCGGCTGGAACTTCGCCCCAGTTATTTAAAAGTAAGTCCTGTAAAACTTCCCAGATTTGATCGCCGTCGAAATCTTGATTTAGAACGCCATCGGTTAGCGCTTTAGGTAAACGGCTTAGGGCTCCTAGAGCTGTGATGTTTAGGGTTTGATTTATTGCGACGTTACCAGCTGTCGAAACTTCGATCCCGAAATCGACGACAGTTCCGCCAAATATGGGAACGTAAGTCGCGGTCGAATCTTGCAGCTCGATCGAAACTGAGTCGTTAATGTTAATGTTGACGATTGCCTGATTTAGGTTAATCAGCTGTAAATTACAGTAGCCCGCTTGCGCTTGTTGGTAGATGTTGTCGCGACCGCTGGCGATAGTTAGATTGGCTAGAACGTAAGTCGTATATTCCACGCCCTGAATCTTTACGCGCCATACTGGGTTAAATACTGTCATGTCGCGAACGCCCTAGCCCCATTAG